CTAGCAGTTGCATCAACAATCTTTTGCTCTTCCTCATTAAATTTGATACCCATAAAAGGACCAATCTTAAAGTGGAGATTAATTCTATCCGCAAGATTCATATTATCAATGTCAACACCAGCAAGATCAAAGAAGTCATCCTTATATAATTGATCATAACCACCATAGAATGTCTTAGGAAGACCTTCATACTTACGCTTCATCAACTTCTCAATACGAGCATCTTCTGTAACATTAAGGAATGTCTGAGGAAGACCTTTTCTTGGATCTCTATTAGGTGTGAATAGTGCATGTCCTACTTCATGAGCAACCAACATATCATATACCTTCTCATCTGCATCCCACATTGGTAGAGTTAAAACACGAGTATCAACGTTAAACATTGCAGTCTCTACTTGCTTATTCTCTATAATCAGATCTTCAGTAGCAAGCAATTTTGCTAACTGACCTTTGATTTCTAGATTGACTGTCATGTGCTTCCTCTTGTATGTACACATTATAAAACCCCTTCCGTGGGGAAGAGGTATTAAGTAGACGCTTTTTTAACTGTCTACGTCGTTCTCTTGCACTGCGTAACGCTTGAGGTTTAAGCGTTCGCTTCGGTTCTTTGCCCGAATTGTGTTGCCAGTTAGGTAATGTCATCGAACTTTTTAAGTGAGTCCTTAAGATTGGATGAACAATCAGGGGGTTCAGGATCTACTATACCATAGATCTTCTTCCATTTGTTGTGCAATGCACCCATCATCCAAGATTGAGCAAGACTCTTAGGACCATTATCAAGTAGATCTAACTCATACCTGCTAGTGGTATATGCCTTCATCTCCTGCCGCCAATTGGAATCATCTTTGTCCACTAATCCAATCCTCCAGTTCTACAGTTTGTCTCCACCCGAAGATAAGTCTCAGAAGAGTATTCTGTGCAAGTGTCTCTCTTGCTTCACCAGGTCTCTCAGGTATATATGTTAATCTACTATCTAAACAAGTAATCATTCTTGCAACTTCATTGACAGAATAATTCTTACCATTACCTACATTGTAGATACATCCATAATACTCATCATCAACATCAGTAATAGCAGCAAGATAATTTGCCTGTACTACATCTGATACATGAGTAAAGTCTCTACGTTGCTCACCATCACCCACAATAGTTAACTTCTCACCTGCTGCCAGTTGACGTAGGAAGATACCAATAACAGGAGCATACTGTCCTCTTAGTGGTTGACGTTCTCCATATACATTAAAGTATCTAAAAATAACAGTCTTAAGACCAAAGAGGTCTGTATACATCGTACATAACTTCTCACCATTCACCTTAGATACTGAATAAGGATTCAAACAATCATCAGATTGACATTCTGAATTTGGTACTTTATTCATACCATAAGCAGATGAAGTGGATGAATACATCACCTTCTTAACACCTGCCTCTCTAGCACACTGAAGCACTGTACAGGTTCCTACAGAATTTATTTGAACTGCTCTAATCGGGTTCTCTATTGCTGGTTGAATTCTTGCTTCTGCTGCAATATGGAACACATAATCTACACCGTCATATAACGGGCGAGTATTCTCATAATCACAAATATCAAACTTGTGGTTATCTGCTTTATCGTTCCAATAAAAATGATCATGGGCATCCGAGTATTCATTGTCTATACAGACTACCTGGTGTCCCATCTCAAGAAGTTTATCTACGAGGTTTGATCCTATGAATCCTGCTCCTCCAGTTACTAATGATTTTGTCATGATGTCATCCTGCTGAATCCTTTAATTTTTTCAAATCTAATTACGTTGGTGAACTTATCTTGTAAACCCTCCTTATGAGAGATTACAAAGACATTAGCGTCCTTAACAACGTATCTAATTATCTTCAAAAATTCTTCAGTTCCAAATCCATCTAAGGAAGAATCAAAAGTCTCATCAAAGATAATCAAATTACAGTTAAGTGAGTTTTTTATTTTAGCAACTTCTCGCCAAGTAAACAAGAGTGCTAAGTCAATTCTCATTTTCTCACCTTCAGAAAAAGAAGCATAAGAAAAATCCTCCTGAATAGGAGATCTAATAGACTCATTGAATTCTTCATCCAATGAGAAATTAATATAGAACTCCATCATCTGGAGGTATCTATTGACTTGTTGATTAATCAATGGAAGATACTTCCTGATGATTTTGGTTTTAACACCACCATCCTTCAGGAGATCTGATACGAAGTCAAATTTTATTATATCATCTTTCTTGGATTCTGCACTAGCGCAAGCAAGTTCAAATTGCTGTTTAAAATCTGTTAGCTTCTCATGTTCAATATTTCTATCTTCAAGTTGAGTGGTAATAGTTTGAATTTCCTGTTCAAGATCTCGGACTTGTCTTTGGTAACCAGAGACCTTTGTATTAACTTGAGAAATGCCATGCGTTAGATTAGTAACCTCTTCTGATAAAGTAATGAATGTGGACTCCCTCAACTCTTCCTCTTTAATTGCTTCTTCAAGTTCTTTATAACCTGATTGCAACTCTTTTGCTTTATTTTGGGAGTCCGCAATTTTATTTATCCTGAAGGTCTCTTCAATGTCTTGGGTACATGTAGGACAAACTGTATTGCCTGTGAAGAACTTATGCTCTTTAGTAATGGTCGCTACTTTCTGACCTAATTTACCTTTGAGATTCCCTAACTTCTTAAGTTTTGCTTTAGATCCAGAGTATTCTACAACCTCTTTATTCTTATTACTTAACAACTCTTCAAGTTGTTTTTCTTCTTCTAACAACTTATCTTGCTCACCGATTAACTCTTTAATATTCTTCTTCTTGTTATTAATATCCTTCTTACCTAATGCTTCAATCTCATCTATAAAAGATTGCTGCATCTCATACTTCTCTTCAAGGGTTATCTTTTTAAATTCAAGTTCTCTTATAGATTCTCTTACACCTTTAACCTTCTCTTTAAGAATACTATTCATTGAAGAGAAAATTTTAATATCTAAAATATCTTCAATAACTTCTCTCCTATTAGGAGCACTAAGTTGCATAAAAGGAACAAAGTTACTACTACCAAGAATAACGATCTGTGTAAATGACTTGTAATTCATCTTAAGAACTACATTCTCTAACCAAGTCTGCTGTGCATTTGCATGAGAATCTTGATTTAACTGTTCATCATTTTTATAAATCTCAAATTTATTAGGTTTAATACCTCTTACAATTCTCCATTTAACTGTACCAATAAGAAAATTTACCTCTACTATAGTATCCTTCTCATTCACTGAATTTACAAGAAGACTTTTAGTAACACCCCTATATGACTTACCAAACAAAGAGAATGTTAAAGCATCTAATATTGTAGATTTACCCGCACCATTATTACCAACAATTAAAGTATTGAAGGCAGATCCATTAAAATTAATTTCGGTGAATTGATTACCAGTACTAAGAAAATTTTTATATTTAATAGATTTAAATGTTATCATCGTCAGGTGGTATCACAAGATCATTTTTAGTAATGACTGCATATTCATAACCATGCAGTTGGCAAGTTTTAACAATTAGATTGTCATCAACCTCTAAGACATTTAATTCAGGAATTGTTTCCCTCTCCTCTAACATCATAGCAAATCTATCACAATCATCCTCCTGTTCAAAAAGATAGAGAACTTGTCTCCCTTCTTCATTTGTAACAGAGTATGCTCCTTGGTCCTCTCGACCTTCTAAAGTAAGAATGTACATTAGACTAATTCACATGCCTCTTTATAGATGTCCTGAATTAGACTCTGAATCTGAGACTTATTAATATTAGAGTCAGATTCCTCAACATACCTATTCAATAGGGAGATTGTATCTTCAGATTCTATATCAATGTTGTCATGATCTATTTCTTCTTGGAAGTTTTCAATGATCTTAAGTTCAGCAACATCTGCGGCATATAACTTATCTACAAATTGATCAAACTTCTTAGGAAAAGACTTCTTCTTTACCAATAATTTTACTATCTTATCCTTAAATTGTCTACCATCAAATGTCTGATGATCATTATCTTCATAAGTTATTGTATGGAATAATCTATAAGGATTTCGTATCTCTTCAGTCTCTAAAGTCTCTGTATCAAAAATATGGAATCCTCTATCATCTCCAGTATCATTAGCAAACATTTCATATGGATTACCTAAGTAATAAATCTTTCCATTATTAGATCTCGTATGATAATGACCAGAAAATACTTTTGCAAACTTATCAAATATATTAGATTCATATCCATCCATCATTACGTGACCACGGGTGGCAGTAAATCCATTAATTTCTAAATGACCCATAACCATCTTTGCTTTTGATTTAGCAATCTTAGTAAGGGTGCTCTGCTCATTCTCACTATTCATCCAAGGGACAAATAAAACCTTTAACCTTCCAAACTTTGTTTCAGTTGCTTCCGAATAACAAATTATATTATCATATTCACGTAACAATAAATCTATAGCATTAACAGTATTAGTATTCTTATAATATGCAGTATGATTACCAACTATAGTATGTATCTTACAGTGACTTAACTTATCATAATAATTTTTCTTTGACCAATCTAAGGCAGCAAAATCAATACCCTTTCTATTATCAAAGGTATCTCCCATATCAATAATAGTATCAATCCCACGCTCCTCTATGGTAGGAAAGAATACATCATTATAGAACTTTAAAAAATAGTCGTGGAACAATTTGGAATTCTTACGAGCACCAAAATGCTGATCGGTTATGATGGCAACCTTCATTTTTTAGTCGTGTTGCTGCGAGTCCTATTAATTATAGTAATAAATTTGTCACCAGCAAATGTACCAGCAAGACAAACATCAATCTCATCACCATCCAACCAATTCATATCACCATTCTTTTTGGTGTGTAGCATTGCCAATTGAATTTTCTCAATGACTTCTTGTTTTAATATCATTAGGATCTAGATTTAGAATGAATTTGATCTTTGATACTATTATAATCAGAATAATTTCCACCATCATTATTATCATCATAAAAGACTTCATCATATCCAGTCTTTTCAAGAATCTTATTCTTGATCTCTAATTGCTTCTTCTCCTTTTGTATCCTTCTAAGAAACGCATAATGTATAATCTGCGTAAAGTAAGCAAAAGGATTCTGGGATTTCTCAGGATTAAAATTATGTATATATTGAACGCAATTTTCGATTCCATCAGAGATCATATCATCCTTAAAGATGTAATTAACGAAGTTTGGTTTAAACGATAAATGAGTAGCAATCTTTAAAAAACACTCACCAAGATAATTTGTAATTCTAGGCTTATCTTTACCTAGTTCTTCTGCTTCAGCAACATCTTTCTTGTATGCAATTAAAGCAGCAAGAAACTCTTTATTGTTTACATAATGAACTGATCTTTTTCTTTTTGTTACACCAGCCATACGACTTTCCTTTGTGTTAAAGTAATTATAGCACCTCTAGATTGTTTGGACAACTTGACAAGGTATTCATACGCATGTAAAATAACCTTTGTAGAGGTTCAAGGGGAATCTTTAAAGAGCTTTTCTAATATCTCTTTAGTATCGTTAACATTGGCAATATATCCCATCTTTCTATTAATTTTTTTTCTAGTACCAGTAGGATCTTTAGGGAAGTCCTCAGCAGATTCTCTTATCCATGCTTGATACATCATAATCATTTCAATATCTTTAGACTCACTCATAGTCAATACATTCTCCATATCAATAATAAATATATCATCTTTAGTCGTCTTTAACCAAGGTTCTAACTTATATCCTGTTAGACCTCTTGGTCCATTGATCTGTTGTAATGTAATAGGATTTGTTACAAGTAAGATTGTTTTATTATTCTCAAAGCATGGAGAAACTTTGGTGTAGATCTCCTCACCAGATTTAAGTTTAATAGTGGCATAAAAATCGTCTTCCATATAGTCCTACTTTAGATTTACATTTACAATCTCATAGTTAAATTTCTCTTCGTTGTAGATTTTGATTCGTTCGATGAGGTGATTTAATGTGTAATTTTTCTGAGAATTATGAGTACAGTCATCAGAAATATCATACAGCATTGCTTTGGTTTTATCTTTACTTCTTCTCAAAACCCTTCCAATACTTTGTAAATTACGGATTCTAGATTTACTGGGAGAAGCAAAAACCACATTATGCAGGTTTCTAATATTTATACCTGTTGAGAACACACCATAAGATGCTACAATGATTGCATTTGATTCTCTTTCAACTATCTCTCTTACGGTTTCCCGTTCTACTGTACCTACTCCACCATGAACAAAAAATACTTTTCTACCTGGAACTGTATTATCGTTAATCAATTCATAAAGAGGTAAACCATGAGTTTCTACTCTCTGGAATAAAACCAAAGTATTACCTTTTAAGTCCACTACCAAATTTTTAATAAAGTTATTTCTTTGATCATGAGTTATAATATATTGAACTTCATCTTCAAATACTTCAAACTTTTTAGGTGGATGCTTTAATACAATACAAGTAATATCTAATTTTGCAAGATGTCCCTTCTGCATTAAGTCATCAGTCTTAGTTACTTTATATGCTGGACCAAACAATCCCTCTAAGACCCACTTATGAGTCTGTGTACCATCTAATGTACCAGTGAATCCAAATCTATACTTAGCATGTTCAAGCTTCGACATTATAGATATAAGGGACTTACTCTTAAAGAGGTGTGCTTCATCACCAATGATGACATCAAAGTCAGTAAAAAAGGATCTATCTAACCTAAAGACAGATTGCCAAGTAGTAATAGTAACTGGAAATTCATTCGTCTTCTCTCTACCAGAATATATACGGTGACAATATGACTCAGCATCCCAACCATAATCTTCAAAATCTTTATACAGTTGCTCTACGAGAGATGTCGTTGGAACAACTAAAAGAATTTTTTGCTTTGTACTCACGTAATACCTTACGACACCGTAGATCATCAAGGATTTGCCAGAGGCAGTGGGTGATATCAATAATCTTCTATTATGTTTTAGAGAATCGCATACTCCCCGAATTTGATAATCTCTAGGTTTAAATTTAGTAATAGACGCATAGTAATCTTTGAGACCCTCTTCCGAGATCATCTCATTTATCTCAAAAGGTAATCCATAATATTTGTTATCTACAAATTCGTAAGTATATTCTCTTCTATCACAAAACGAAATTAATTTATCCAATAGACCAACATAGAGTCTTTTAGATCTTAAATCATATAAGTGTATCTCTCCATTCCAATTCCTACCACGATACTGTGGCATAAACTTCGCATTTGGAACTTCAAAAGTAAAATAATCTCTTAGTTCATAGTCAATATGAGGTTCACATTTTATAGTAAGATGAACTTCATTTAACTTCTGAACAATTACATCAGCCATAACCTGCCTGGAATTTCATAAATTCGACAGCATTCTTAATCTGGTAAGT